CCCGACGAGGTGGCGCGGGCGATTTTGTGGCTAGCAAGCGCGGAGGCGTCGTTTGTGACCGGGACGTTTTTGGATGTTACCGGGGGCAAGTGAGTGGCGTGGGACGGCAGTGCATCGTTCTTGGCAGAACTCGTTAGAGGTGGGTTTCAGCCATGATCTGATGTGACAGACGGGATGCTGGTTGAATTGGATAATTTCGCATAATTTATAAACTGTAGTGCCGGCCGTTACAGCCTATTGGCGCACCCGAAACCTAGACTGGGCGCGGGCCAGCGCCCAATAGGAGGTTAAGAAAAGACGCGGAAAATTTTTCCGAAATGCTCTCAAAAAGCGAGGTCCAAACTTCGCGCGCTGCTTCGGATTTTGCCCGTTCGGCATGCGATGCAATCAACGGCTCGGCCGGGTTGATGCCAAGAATTTGAGCGACGGCGATGGCGCGCTCCTCGCCCAGCGTGCGCTTACCAGAACGGTATTCGCTAACGTCCTGTTTCGACACGCCCCAATATTTTGCAAGCGCGTAGTCGCTAGGAAGCTTCAATGCGTCCTTCACGGCGTCAAGGTATTCGGCGGTAGTTTTCATATCAAACTCCTTGGCAAATAATCATCGTTCGTTTTTCGTCGAGACGCACGGGTCGAGCTTTAGTAGCGCCCATTGAGTTGAGTTGCGCCTGGACATTTGCGATCCCCTCAAGAACCACGGCGCCATATACATCGGCAGTCTGGTGCTGGGGGTCCTGGTGAAACATGATCTGTCCGTCTGCATACCCGAACACAGATATCACGGGAATGCCGAAGGCTGTCACGGAGGAGGGATTCTTAAGTGCGTGCGATTTTGTACGAAATTCACTCACATATTTCTCGATACGAAACGGCTTCCGCTCGATAAGATTGCGCTGCACCAGGGGTGCAAAGAACGCCTGCGCCGACATATCGCAGTGCATGCCAGTATCGATTTCGGCGGCGCCAGCCGTCAATTGCGCAGCAGAAAGCAGCGCAATTGCTGCATATTTTTTCATTGATCAACCTCCTCAGGTCCGTCTAGGCATAGACGATTGGCAAAGGGTAGTCGCTTTTCACCGGACTATCAAGGTCACACATGGTCCTTGACTAGTCGGTGAAAATCCGACTACATTACGACTTGTCGGGCGGAAATCTCCGTCCCTCCTCAGGCAATCCGGCTCTCGCCGGCCGCCCGACCCCTTCGCCTGAGGAACGAAACAAGCCTGAGGAGGCCGCAAAATGTTTACATTTGATACACAAGTTTACAAATCACTTGCGGCTAATCAGCGCAGCCTGGAGCGCATTCAGAACGTGGTACATCAACACGTTGACGCGAGGAGGCGCCTGCCTGCCGCCGACGCCAATGTAAAGCGTGAGCAGCTCGGACCGCAAGTCGGAAATATCGTCGTCACTCGCGCTACGGACCAGCAATTCACCCAATCTGTTGCCGATGATGGCAATTTTCGTTCTCTCGTCGTCGGTCTCGAGAACCTGTCCGGCGCCAATCAGCTCATTTTCCCCCACGCGATACCCCGTAAAAATATTGAAAATTGTATTAATTCCATTGTTCCTCATATACCGCGTGTAATCAAGGATGCTTCGATTGTATTTTGCGGTTGCCTGCTGATCATGTGCGGCCCGATATTGTCGGCCCTTGGCCTGCTGCGCGGCTAGTCATGAAATCCATCGCGCCAGAACTGGCGGCCATCGCAGCAGTTTCCGGACCGATGCTGACGCGCGCCGAGCTGGAAACAAAGGCCTTCCTGGCCGAAATGGACATCATCAGCGAGCAGATCAACAACACGCCGCGCGAGGTGCGTATGGAGCGCAGCGCCGCCGTGCTGGCGCAGATAGTCAGCGTTGCCGACGCCGAGGCCGTGCGCGCGGCCTACTGGATGCGTGTGCCGCTGCCGGCGCGCATGGTGGCCGTGATGTCGGCCAGGTTGCCGAAGGACCGCGCCAATGATGCGCTGATGAAGTTCGATGCGCTCGAGCGGGGGCGTATCTGGCGCGAGCTGGAAAAGCTGATCGGCCATCTGACCGTGGTGCAAAAGTGCATGAACGGCGGCCGCATGCCTGGCGCTGGGCCGGTGCACTGATGCAGGCACAATTCGGCATTCCGCGGCGCATGGCGCGCGCGGTGGGCGCGATGTTCGCCCGCGACGAGCGCAAGAACGCTGTCATCGAAGCGCTAGCGGCCGACGATCAACGCGTGCCGCTGGCAATTGATGGCGCCCAAGTGGGCGAGGGCGCCATGCACCAGGCGGCCGACGCCGCGGCGCGCGAGTGCTACGCCATCTGCCAGCGGGTGCAGACCGCCGACGCGATCCTGATCGCCATCGGCATGGTGTGCCGCCGGCGCGGCGTCGCCGTGCCCCGTGGCGACGACCTGGCCGAGATTATCGCGCGCGCCGTGGACAAGGCCTGGTGGCTGCGCAATATCCGCACGGAATGGAAACGCCGGTTCGAGCACACCTCAATCATGCTGGGCCTAACGCACGTGCGCACCGATCCGTACATCAGCCGCGAGGTGGCGATTTATCAGGATCAGCGCAACCGCGAAAACCAGAAAATGCTCGAGGCCTGCACGGCCATCAACGAGAACGGCGACACGTACAGCGTGGCCGAGCTGGCCGCCCTGGGCACCGGGAACAAGACGATCCGACGCGGCGAGCTGATGCTGCGCATACGCGGGTTCGAGGAGGTGGCCGACACGCTGCGCCACGTCGGCATGTTCTGGACGATCACCTGTCCATCGAAGTTCCACAGCGTCGGAGGGACCAACACCAAGTACGAGGGCGCGACGCCGCGCGACGCCCAGGCGTACCTCGTCAAGGCCTGGGCGCGCATGCGCGCGGCCATGCACCGCGCCGGCATCCAGCCCTACGGCTTCCGAATCGCCGAGCCGCACACGGACGGTTGCCCGCACTGGCACATGCTGCTGTTCGTGGCGCCGGCCAGCGCCGACCAGATGAACGACATCATCCGCGAGCACGCCCTGGCCGAGGACGGAGACGAGGCCGGCGCGCAGAAAAACCGCGTCAAGCTGGTGCATATCGAGGCCGGCAAGGGCACGGCCGCCGGCTACATCGCCAAGTACGTCAGCAAAAACATCGACGGCGCCGGCGTGGGCGACCACAAGACCTTCGAGAACGGGCAGACATATGTCGTTGCCCCTGACATCTTCGGCGATATCGAAATCACGCCGTCCCAGCGCGTCACCTATTGGTCGCAGGTATGGGGCATCCGGCAATTTCAACAGATTGGTGGTGCGCCGGTGGGGGTGTGGCGCGAGCTGCGCCGCGTTGCGGCTGAAACGGTTGCGAATGCGCCGGATGCGATCCGCGCCGCGCATCTGGCCTGCCAAAAAATCGACAGCACCAACGCCGCCGTGGCAAAGCAGGCCGATTTCGCCGCGTACATGATGGCCCAGGGCGGCCCGACAGTCGGTCGTCGGGCTGCAATCAAGATCGCCGCGCGCGACGTGACCATAACCGGAAAATACGCCACCTACACGGCGCCGAAGCCTGTCGGCGTGTACTGGGCGATGCAGCCGCACGCCGTCTACGAATCGGTGCGCTACACGTGGACGGTGTCCGGGCCAGGGGAGCGGCGCGGGGTTGCCTTTGACCTTCCTCGGACTGGTGTAAATAACTGTACGGGGCGCCCGGCAGGGAAGCCATTTTGGGAGGGGCGTCACCAGGCTCCCGCCGGCCACGCCGGCCCGAACTGGGAATACCGCAAGAATCAGCCGGTGCGGCCGGCGCCGGAGGTGGTGTCGACCTTCCGTCGACATAAAAAACGGTCACCAGGCGCACCATCGGCGCATCTGGAATATCTCCAATCGAAATACAGGAAGGAATCGTAATGCTCGAAAAAATGAAGAAATCGCTCTCACAGCTGGGGGTGCTGGCGGCGGCGTATTTGCCGCCAGGTTTTAAGGTGGTGCTGCTGGAAATGGCTGGAAAAATCGACACGCTCGAAGAGCGTATTAATCAACTTGAAAAAGAAAGTGAAAAATGAGCAAAATTATCCTGATCGGAATCCGCGATCAATTGCAGGGCCTGCTGGACAATTACCAAGTGATGGACACGGCCATGGTTCCGTTCAAAACTGCCCTGGGAAGCCTGAATGACGTTATCGAAACCCCCGATGCGCCGGCGGTGACAGTGCAGCAGCCCGTCGTCGGCACTGCCGACGTGATTGCCGGCGTGCTGGCCGGCCTGGGCAACCTGGGCGATGGCATCAGCGCCGCCGTCCTGGCAAAAGTGCAGGCGCCGTTCGATGCGGTAACCAGTGGCATGTCCTCGCTGGCCGACCGCGTGACCGCGCTGACGCCGCCGCAGCCGATTTCGCCCCAGGTGCTGGCGCCGACCGCTGACCAGATCGCCGCCGCGCAAGCGGTGATGGCGGCCGCAGCCGCAACGACGGCCGCCGAGGCGCCGACCGCTGACAGCACGGCAACCGCGTAATCCAGCAACCGGCGCGGCCAGCTCACAAGGCAGGCCGCGCCACTCACTGCCGGCGCCTTACCGGGCGCCGGAAAAGGGGCTTCACATGGCATCAAAAATGATAGGCCGGGCGCCGTGCCCGGAGTGTGGTTTTGAGCACGCACACGTCAAGATCAACACCGACAAGGAAGGGGCGAAGCCTTACCGCTACTGCCCGGACTGCGCTGCCCAATATTTTCCGAAAAACCAGACCCAGGCCGACGCGCTGACGGCGAAAATGCGCGCCATCGACGCTTCCGTCGATACTCGATCGAAAATTCCGGAAGTGCCGCCAGCCGCGCCGGCCTACAAGATCGTCTTGGGCGTGAGGATGCCAGCATGACCAAGCCCGACGAACTTTCAACGGCCGAGAAGCAGGCCGGAGCCACGAAGTTGGCGCCCGAACAGGCCGCCCTGCTGGCCAGCGTGACCGCGACCGAGAACAGCCTCGCCGGCGCGACGCTCGAGCACGACGCGGACGGGAATCTGATCGAACCCGACGCCGAGCCTGTAGACAAGGCCGCCGGCAACGAGGCCCTGCTGGCCGCCCTGGTGGCGATGGCAGGGCCCGTAATGCCGTTCATTCCAAGGTGCTACACGCCCGAGGTCATCAAGAACATCGCCGGCGCCTTCACGGCCGTGGAAGAAAAATACGGCTGGGACGTGGGCGGCAACATCGGCCCCGAGCTGGCCCTGGCCGTGTTCGCGCTGCCGCCGACGATAGCGGCCGTGGTGCTGGGCCGCGCGCATTTTGCCGAATTGAAGGCGCAGCGGGAAGCGGCAGCGGGTCAAAAGCCGCAGGAAGCGACAGGCACAGGCATAGCCGGTGCGAACGCGGGCGCGATAGGGGTTTGACATGGGAGTTACCAATAAAGCGCGCATATGGGCTGTAATCGGCTCGTCCGGATGCGGCAAGGGCCTCTGGATGAAACAGGAGCTGAGAAAGCTCAAGCCAAAGCGGCTGATTATTCTCGACACGAAGGACGAGAACGAGGAATTCGCCATCGTGGCGCCGACCCTGCGCGACCTGGCGATGGCGACGTTCAAGAAGGACTTCCGCGTCCGGTATATCCCGAAGGGGCGCACCAAGGGCGACCGGCAGGCGGAATTCGAGGAAATCTGTCGCATGGCGAGCCTGGCGAAAGACTGCACCTACATGATTGAGGAGCTGGGCCGCTACACCATGCCCAGCTACGCGCCGCCGGCCTGGTCCGACTGCTGCAACGATGGGCGGCACGATGGCCTGCATATCATCGCGGCATCGCAGTTCCCGGCGCAGATCGACAAGGCATTCCTCGGAAACGCGACGCTGATCCATACCGGCTTCCTGGGCGAGGTCACGCACCGCAAGGTCATGGCCGAAAAAATGGACATCACCCCGGAGGAAATAAAAGCGTTGCCAAACTTGCACTACTTAGACTTCGATAGGGAAGCCCGTACGGTGACTAAGGGTGTGGTTAAGCTGCCCAAGCGCTAGGACAACCGGCCTCTAGGCGCCCTAGGCGTAGAAGTAGGGGCGCGGCCTGGGGTTTTCAGGGGAGGAGGGGAGGCGTAAAACGGAAGCCTATGAACTATCTCCCGTCCTTCAAAAGCCTGACGCAGCAGACCATCATTACCTTGGTGGCGATGGTGGTGGCCGGGGTGGTCATTTCAAAATTCCCCGCGCTGCGGAAAATCGTCAATCCATCTTGAAAGAGAAAAAATGAAAGCCTACGCAAAACAAGCTGCCTTTGTCCTCGCCGTCTACGCCATCGCCAAAGTGGTCAACGCGTCGGTGACGATCCCGGTCATCGGCCCATACCTGCCCTAAGCGGCAGCAGAAATAAAATCCGACGCGCGGCCCACAAGGCGGCGCGATCAATCCACGGTACGGCGCCCACAAGGCGCCGGAACAAAAGGAAAAAAACAGCATGTTCAATAAGCCCCTCCTGCAAGTCGTCGGCGTCGCTGCTGGCGCTACCGCAACCTTGCGTATCGCCGCCGAGGCGTCCACGCTGGTAGGCATCAAACTGGCGCTGTCCGGCACCACGTTTGACAATACGAAAATCGACCGCATCCGCCTGAAAATCGGTCCGCGCGTCATCTGGGACCTGACCGGTCCGCAGATTCGCGCCATCAACGCCTACAAAAATGGCAATGCATCGGCGTCCTACCTCTGGATCGATTTCAGCGAACGCGACCAGGCAATTTTCCCGATCAAGGAAATCGGCGGCATCGACCTGATGGCCGTGCTGGCTGTGGGCGAGGTGTATCTGGAAATCTTCATCAACGCCGCCGCAGTGGCGCCGGTGATCACGGCCCAGGGCTATTTCGAGCAGTCGCAGGGTAACGCGGCCATCGTCAAGTTCGTACCGTTCTCGTTCTCGACCTCGGCCGCCGGCAAATTCACGCTGCCTTTGCAGCTGCGCGGCGCGCTGCTCAAGCGCATGCATCTGTTCTACACCGGGACCAATTTCACGGCGACGACCAACGGCAACCTGTCCCGGCTCGAGTGCAAGAAAAACGGCCTGGTCTTCTTCGACCAGATGGACCTCGACAACCGCTTCGACCAGGCGCAGTTTAAGAAGGTCCCGCAGGGAAACCTGTTCGTGGCCGACTTCATCGTCGACAACAACCATGACGCCAACGTCGCGACGATGCGCAAGACGCAGCAGAATCAGCTGGTCTACGACTCGTTCGAGTTCAACGCCTACATGACCGATGCCGGCGGCGGCCAGGTGGCCGCAATCGCGGAAGTGCTGGATTCTGTCACCAATCTGTAAGGGGGCGCCATGTATCCAGAAACCGGAGATTACCAGGGGGATGCCCTGTTCGGCAGCGCGACGAACAATTCGACGCTGACGGCCGACATGCTGAACCCGGCAGCGTCCGGGCCAAACGACTGGACCACGATCCTGACCAACGGAATCTCGGGTGCGGCCATCAATGGCATCAACGGCGCGATCAACAACGCCATTCAGGCCGGCCAGTTGCAGAACGTGGCGACTGCGCAGGGCCTGGGCCTGGGCGCGCGCCAGTCGATGAACCCGACCACGCTGCTGTTGCTGGGCGTGGTCCTTTTCGTGGTACTGCGCTGATGTGGCCAAACAGCCTCTCCCTGACGGGTGGTGCTGGCGGCTCGGCCGGCGGCAGCAGCGGCACGGCGAATAATGGCCTGTCGCTGCCGATTTCCACGCCGTTTGACTTCGACGGCAGCGGCTGGGTGGTCAATTTCGACAGCCCAGGAGCATCCACGAAAACGGGCGGCAACACCGGTGCGAACGCGACGCAGCAGACCGCGAACCCGACCGCCAGCAGCAGCGGCAGTGGCGTGAGTAATGGCGCTGCTGCTGGAACGGCCCTGTCGTCGACTATCGGCGGCGGCAACATGGCGCCGCTCCTGATCGGCGCCATCGGCCTGTTCCTAGTGCTCTCGCACAAGCTGTAATGCGCGCGGCCGAGTGTCACCACAGCATCGCGTCGGCCATCCTGGCGCCGGTGCTCGACAACAAGGCCAATCCGCACGGCAATCTGGCGATGCCGGATTTGCTGAGCGGGCGTGCGTTTCAGGTGGTGGACGAGGGCGGGGCGCTGGTGGGCGCGTACGTGCTGCGCGGCCAGGGAACGGAGGTGTGGGTGCAGGCAGCAGCGGGGCGCGCAAGCGCGGACCTTAGCGACGAATTTGACGCCCTGATTGCACGGCATGCCGCCGGGTTTGAAACGGTGGCCTTCCGCACCTACCGGCGGGGCCTGGTAAGAAAAGCGATTGCCCGAGGCTACCACGTGGCGCGGCGCACCGATGACGGCGGCTACATTCTGAGAAAGAAACTGAAATGATTTTGAACACCCGGCAAATTTACCTGCTGCGCATGGGCCAGCCCGTGGGCATGGCGAACGGCGGCGGCGGTGGCGGATCGACCTCGAGCCAGCAGGCGACGAACACCACGTCGAACCTGACCAACAACGTCAGCTCGACGGACTCGCGCGCGGTGGCATCGGACGGCGCCATCGCACTGGGCGGCGCCGGCGCGTCGGCGACACTGAACACTAACACGACGAACACGCAGAACACCAGCACGGCCTTTGCCAGCAATTCGGGCAACACCAACAGCCTCGACTCGCACGACACGACCTCGAACAGCGGAAACACAAGTCTCTCGAGCACGACGATCAACACCACCACCGATTTCGGATCGGTGCAGGCGTCAATCGACGCCATGAAATCGACGGCAGCGTCTGCGATCGGCAGCTCGGGGGGAATCGCCAGCGACGCCATCACGGCGCTGTCGGACCAGAGTGCAAATACGTCGGACCTGTTGAAAAGCATATTCACGTTCGCGCAGACCTCGAGCGCAAACAGCCAGGGAACGGCGATGCAGTCGCTGGGCCTGGCGAACAATGCCACGGCCGAGGCCAGCCTATCCGCGAGCAACGAGGCTTCCCAGGCGGCCGCGTCGGGAAAGAAAATCACGGAGCTGGCGATTGCCGGCGCTGCGCTGGTGGCGGCCTTCATCTTCTTCAAAAAATAGGGCGACCATGCAAGCCATTAATCTGAACGTCACCCCAGGAAACACGCAGCAGGTTCAGTGCGTCGGTACGGGAATCTGGTTCGAGTCCGGCGCGTCGACGACCGCCGACGCATACATCATCGTCAAGCCGGACCAGGGCGCCGAAATGGTGCTCAAGCCGGGACAGCATTTTCAAGATGCAAGCATGGGAACGGGGACCTGGCGGGTCACCGGACACGACCCAGCGGCGACCATAACCGGCCGCGTCATCATTGGTAACGGTGATTTCGGCGACTCCAACGTGAATAACATTTTCAAGCTGGACGGGACATTCACGAACAGCGTCAACGTCAACAACACGACCGCCGCGCCGGCCGTGGTGTCGCTCCATTCGAGCGATATCACGCTGCCAGTATCGATTGCGGGAAACGTGAACACTTCGCAGGGTGCCATGGCTTACAACAGTTCATTTTCCACGTCGGCATCAACCGCTACCGCCGTCAACGTGCTGGCGGCCGCCGCCAATGTCAACGGGGCAAACCTAAATCAGACACTGGTGTCGGGAACCGCTTCCACAGGAGCGGGGGCAATTGCTTTCGTCGCAAAGGCCACGGCGCCGACATCGATTACCGATGGGGACCTACTGGACATCGTGACCATCGGCGGCGGATCGACGATAAACAATTTTCAAAACCAGAGTCCGATAAAGGTCCCCGCAGGAAAAGGCATCTGGGTAATTTCAGCGGGAACGAGCGACGCCGGATTTTACAAGGGCGCGCTTGTACAGGTGTTGTGATGTCGGCGCCACGAAAGCCAATAGGGCGAGCAAAACCAAAACCACGAAGGGGGTAGGGGATGGATAACAAATTGCTCCTGGCGGCGCTGATCGCCGGCGCGATTATCTACCTATCGCAGCAGGACGACAGCGACGACCAAGACGAAGATTTAGCAGACAAAACCATGACGGCAATCGATCAAGCGGTAGGACTTTTTTCAGCACCTGGCCCAGTGGCCGATATGAGCACGTCGCCAGCCATGCTGTCGATGCTCAAGACGCGGGAAGCCCTGCACCTGACGCCGTACAACCTTGGTGATGGCGGCTACACGATTGGCTACGGCCATCAATATCAGGCGTGGGAAACCGTGCCGGCATCGATCACCCAGGACCAGGCAGACGCGATGTTTGCCGCCGACGTGGTGGCGCGCGCGGAAAAGTGGGTAAAACTGTATGTGCAGGTCGACCAGACGCAAAACCAGTTCGATGCGCTGGTGTCGATTGCCTACAACATGAGCCCGCAATCGTTTAAAAAATTCGCCGACCAGGTGAACGCCGGAAACGGCATTGACGACATAGCACAGACCTCCGTGGGCTGGGTGGCCGCCGTCTATACCAACGGCATCCAGAACCGCCGCAATGCGGAAATGAACGTCTACGACAATGGGGTGTATGCATGACCAACGGAAGCAACAACAATAGCCTGATGCTGGGCGTCCTGCTGATCGGCGGCGCCTTCCTGTACGCGCGCCGCGCTTCGGCGATGACGCCGGCCCAGGCGGCTGCGGCTGCGGCTGCGCGCGGCCCACTCGGCACCGGATCGATGCCGGGCAGTGTCGGCACCGGCGTGGCGCAGACGCTCGGTGGACTGCTGGGGAACCTGCTGTCGCCGAAGGGCGGCGGCGGAACCTCGACCGGCGCGCCGCCAACGAACAGCGCGCTCGGCGATTACCCGCCAATGGCTGGTGATGGCGTGCTCAACAACAGCATCCCGGACGCCGACCCGATGGGCACGTTCGATCCGACCCAGGGCGCCAGCTCGTGGTCCGACTCACTCGGGGAAATGTTCGCATGATCAAGACAGACCTGATGCTATACGGCAGCCTCGGCGTCGCGGCCGTCCTGCTGTTCATGTACGTAAAAAAAAACGCTCAGAATCTGGCGGCGGCTGCGGCTGCGGGTGCGGTGGGCATGGCGGGTGATACTGTGGCCGGCGTGGCGCAAGGCCTGGGATCACTGGCCGGCGTGCCGTCAACGAGTGTATCGAAGTGCCAGCAGGATATGGACAACGGCGACACGTGGAACGCGTCGTTCGATTGCCCGGCCGGCACCTTCCTGGGCTTCCTGACAGGGAGCCAGCCATGAACATCAAGGCGATCTTCCAGCAGCTCATGACCGGAAAGGACGGGCAGACGCACGACCTCGGCCGCTGGTCCTGGGTGGTGTCAACGGCGTCGGTGATCGGCGCCGGCGCCTGGAACGCGCTGCACGCCGGCGCCGTCGATGTGATGCAGCTCGCCCAGGCCATCGGCGTTGTAGTGGCGGCGCACGGCGGCGCGCTGTGGGCCAAGCGAGCGACCGAACCGGAGGCGCCACATGAATGACATTCCAGTGTGGGCCGTCGATCTTGTCGTAGCAGCGATCCTGTTCGTCGGCGGCGCCGCGACCGGAGCACACATGATGGGCAGGCACGACGATGCAAGGGCGGCGGCGCTGGTGGCGCAGGCCGCTGCAGCTGCCCAGGTCGAGCGCACGCGCACCGACAAAATAACCGTGGCCGCCGACCAGGGCGCCGCGGCGAGCCAGGTCAAGAACGACCATGAAAACGAAGAACTTGCGAAAGAGGTCCCCCGTGTTGTCACGAAAACTATCACTCTGGTGCGCTACGTCGATGCTATGCGCGTGCTCAACAACGCCGCCGCCACTGGTCTGCCAGTATCCGACACCGCCGGCCCTGTTGATGATTCGCCCGAAGCCGCTGAACGTGTTGCCGCCGGCATCACCGAAAACATCGGCCAGTGCCGCGCCGACCTCGAGCGATTCGGCCAGCTCCAAGACTGGCTCGCTGGAGTCCAAAAATGACCGTTGAACTCGTATTGGGCGGGGCAAACCTGCTGGCCTTGCTGGGATATTTCATGCGAACCGAGAACCGCCTAACGCGGCTCGAGACGAAGCTGGACTATTTCACGACACCGCCTAAGGGCCGCTAGGCGGCGCCTTGTCGGGGCTGGACGTCGAAGTCATCGCGCACCAGATCGGTTTCGGCGATGGCGGCCGGCGGGCGGCGCTGGGCCAGCTGGAGCACGTCGGCGCGGACCAGGCCGAGTTTCGTTTCGATCTTGGTGAATCCCATTTGCCGAAGCATCGCCGTGCCTTCCTGGCGGCGCAGGCGCATCAGCTCGGGAACCCACCAGGGAACGCGAGCCGCGCCACTGAGCCAGTCTTTCACTGTCCGTTCGCTCCGCCGCAGCATGCGCGCCAGGTCCGGGATGGAAATGTCCATGGCGTAGTACGCCATTTCGGTGGGGTTGCCGTAACGCAGATTCGGGTAGCGCAAATTTCCTCCGGTGATGTGAAAAGGGCCAGCTCATCATGAGCCGGCCCTTGGTTTTTCGATCTGTTGAGAAGCGATGCTTTTTTGATATTTGACCGGCACCACAGTTCGCATAATTTATATTATGTAAAATCTGATTCAGAGAATACGTACATTTTTATCATCATACTTGCGCCTCGAAATCACCCCGCTGCATACGTCTATAAAACGAATAGCATCTGACATCATCCCCGTAACATCGCTTACACACACGTTGACGCAGATGGTAACGTGCTTCCTTGATCGCCCACCTCGGCACCCCAAGTAGTACCAACGACTCACCCAGCACTCGAGTCCGATTAACGGCTTTCCAGTTCGTATATCGCTCATTCCTAATTTTCCAATAATTTGCCAAAAATTCCAGTTCGATAGCATTCAGCACGTCCTCAACCGTCACCAGCTTCACCATGACAACCTTTGCAACTTCTAAAACATTCACTGTACCCCAACAGCAACATCACCGCTTGCGAAGCAACTGCCCACGGATAAGCTTCGACATCACCTCTGTCCGCGTCTTATCCTTGAAACGCATGTAATCCGTCAACGCCTCAACTAACTCCTTCGGCAAGTCAACCGAAAAATTGACCAAGCCATGACGTTCTCGATACGCCTTGGCCTTCTCATACGCCGTCTGATAAACCCTCTCGCGACCAGGCTTACGCGCCAACTCAAGCTCCATCGTCTTGTCGTCTTCCGCCTGTTTCATCATCACCCCCTCAAGTCAGTCCACCGTAAACCTCAAATCATCGCCACGAGCATTTCGCTCGCGAATAGCACGTCCAAACGCCTCTTGCATCCTTCTACGCTCATACCTACGCCCCCAACGAAACATAACCCAACTCAATATCACGATAAAAATACCCTCAAGCATAAGACTGAGAATAAAACGACCTAAAGCCTGCTCAGAAATCATAATCATCACTTCTACCCTTTAAAAATGTTGAAGAGCAGAAATAGTACCCGAAATCTAAAGGTTACAAGTAACGTTTACTCAGAAGGGGCAATAATCGTCAGGCGGCTCACAACCCGGCGCGGTGGCGAGATAAACGACACCGAGGCCGTTATTACACCATGTCTGCAACCCAGTCATGTCATACCCCTCCAATGCCCTAAAAGCCGCCTGTACGGCCCCCATCTGATCCTGCGCATCAATCCACGTACATCGCACCTCAGGCACCGGAATACCCTTGCTGGCAAAATACCGATGCTTACCGATATCACGAGTCTGCATATCCTTGCCGCAGTACTTCGCTATATAAGTCGCAATCTTGTGCGCGCCCTTTACACCAAAGCCAAACTTATGGGGATCGCGAACATTGACCTGCGCCATCTGCTGACCATTCGGACCCAATCCCACGATACTTTGCCAGATCGAGCGAAGAAGCGCATAGACCTGACGACCTCGAACAGCAACATGGAAGTGAAAAGCGCCCCGCTCTTGCTTCTCGATTACCGCCACGTAGTCAAATTGCCTGTGCTTGCCCATCTTGCGCCGGAAAGCATCCCAATGCTTAAGCGCCAACTCGCGGTCCTGCATGTTGTCTCGATAAGTCAACGTCACCATCCTATCGGCGCCGATAGTCTTACACTTCAAGCGGACGTTCTTTTTAGCGCGCCGGCCAGCGTCATCCTCATTTGCCTCACGCTGCTCACTCTCCCCACGCTTTGCACGGGCCTTGGGCATGATTGCAGCCCCTTGGAAGTGCTTTTCGCGGGTAACCGTCACTTCCTTTTGCCCGTCCTCGAAAACGCGCTCACGGATCGTATAACCGTCCCACCACGCACCCCGAACCTTGTCAGGCGAAGAACCAAAAACAATTGACTCAAGACCAATTTCATTATCTAATTCGTTCACTGCTTTTCCAATCACGACTTGGTTAAGTAGAGCCCTCGCAGAGTTTCGACCTCTCCGGGGGCTTTTTATTTCACTTGCCTATTTTTGCCTCAAGCTCTTCCAAAAGATCCCACCCATCAGACTCAGAAATCATGTCCCACTCTCGGACAGAAATTAAGCCCTGAAGATAAAGCGCTTGAGCAAAACCAAGCATGTAATCGAGGGACACACTGTACGGCTGGGCTTCTTTTCGTAAAGCCAACTGCATAACAACCAAAAGCTGACGAGAGACCGAAGAAGGAACTTCTATAAACCCTTGTTTCATGCTTTTCTCCTATGAAAACGTGCTGCTGTACGTTATATGTCCCTAATACAAGTTTAGCGCCGCTTCGCGGCGCGCCCTCGTACCTCGGTCTCACCTCGACCGGCGCTGCACTAAATTAATGAAAACACAATTACTGCGATCGCCAGAACATAATTCGGCTCGATCGAGCGCAAAGCGCCTTGTTTTCACGCCGGCATTTGAAAATCGGCACTTCCCGCTCAATCGAGCCGAATATTGTTCTGACCGTAGCTGGACGGCGTGGAGCGCCGCCATGAAACATGGGTGTTGCCCCCTAACGGGAGCAAGGCCGCTAAAGCAAAAGACCGGCCCGCTGGCGCGCACCCCGCACATACTCATACCTTCACCAGGGCGGCCAAAAAAAACAGCGCGATCACGTTGACGGCACCGGAGAAGCCGGCAACTGAGCAGGCTTGCTATGACCACCAGCCGTAGGCGTACGCGGCAAATCTGGTTGCGTAGTAAAGGCAACGACACCGCCCTGCTCTTCCTTGACTTCAAACGAGGCCTGACGCTGCACAGCGCTCGCAGGCGGCACTACGTCATGCCCATCCATCACACGCGCCGCCTGCGCCGTCCTCGTACTATCCTTGCGGTCTTTCTCTGGATCGAAATCTTCAAAAAAGCCATTGCGCGCAAACGACCGACACATACCGTCAGGAACGTCCATCGGCGTGGCCTGCTGAGTCTTACACTGACAGGTGCCTTTGAACTCAATACACATCGCCGGCACCGGCACCCTCGTTGGCTTTGTCTGCTCATCATATTTTGGCGCCGTATGAGGAAGACCAACGACGCGTGGCGTATTCATCGCGACGTACCGCTTTGCATCCGCCACCGGATCAAACGGCTTTTCCCCAGCGGCTGAATAACCACCAGGTGGAACCCCAGCCGGACCAGCCGGGCCAACAGGAGCGGAAGCCGAGCTACTGACCTCATCCTTATGCGCCCGCGCCTGAAACCTCTTCAACGAAAACCAGCCGAGGAAAATCATACCCACTACGAAGACCATGGCCAGCACGACCTTAACAGGAATCCGGCGCTTTACCGTATGCAGTTCAGCCGACTTATAAAAGCCGTACGACGACTTCGGATATGACCACTTCGATGTCACCGCAGCGGACCTCGCCCCAGCACTTGTAGGAGCAGTCTGAGCACCCTGAAACTCATAAATCGTCGCACGTTCCATACCGAATTTGCGAACCACATGCAAATGACGGTCAACCAACTTCCGCACAAAATTATCAACCAGCGCACCGTCCTGAGTAATGAGGAAAATGTCCTTGCCAGAGTGACGATGAGTCGCAAGTAACTTATAGAAATCAGGGAGCGCAGAACCATTCGGTTTCTTCGGAAAGACGAACTGCGCCTCATCAATCAGTATCATCGAACCATCAGGGAGTGAAGGCCATTCCTCAGCCTTGAACTCAGTCCACGGCAACATCAAATCCTTGACGCCCGAGTAAAACACCTCACGCTTTTCCTTCTCAGCCATCGCCTTCAACATCGTGAGCGTATACAGCGTTTTGCCATGCCCCGGCAAACCAGTAATAAGCGTAATCATTTGAGCGCCACTTTCTTGACAGAGGAGCCAATGCCGCGCACAGCAATCGAAGCAGCAACCGCCGAAAATATAATCGACAGGCCCTTGTCAAGCCACAGAAAACCAATCAGCCCAAGCGCATCAGCTGGAAGCCCACGCACGCTACTAATAGCAGCATCACGCATCGCCGAAATAGCTACATCTGCACCCTTATACGTAACAAACCCAATACCAAGCGCAAGCAATATTCGAAACGCCCAACTACCCATGGACTTGGCAAATGCGCCAATAATCTCAGCAACAAGTAAACCCCACATATCAAGCCCCTTGAATAATCGATTTTGAAACAAGCATGTAAGCGATGATCCCGGCGCACGCCAAAACGGCATACCGTAGACCTTGAATGTGATCGCAAATTGAACTGAAACTGACCGTCACAGCACGCCCAGCTACAGTGAAAGACTTGTCAGCGAAACAGGAGCCACCGCCGAGAAAACCAGATGAATCTAACGATGTACTACTCAGGTCGACAGTGTCGCCAGCCTTAAGAGTGTCTATTTGCGCCTGCATTGGATCAGAACCAGCCAATATGGCCTTGCCGTCCGCCGTCAGAGGATCCTTAGTCAGCGCATCGAGATCATCCCTCTGCCGACAATCCATATCCGCAGCCTGCTGCAAGATCGAACACTGAATCGCATCACCGTTACATGTAACGGCAGCACAAGAACCCGAAACGGTCGAATTGCGGCACATCGTCAACTCAGCATGCTTGGCGCAAAAATCGTCCTTATCAGGATCGGGAACACCGGGCGCACCGGTGTTTGAGCTACCAGTACCGCCAGTCTGCTGATGCGACGTGGAACCATCAGGAAATTTCGTAGTGATATCGTTCGACGTAGTAATTGAACCATCGGAATTAATCGTAGTCGTCGTCACAGTAGTCGTTGTAGACCCATCCGCGTTATTTACCGTGACGGGCGCCTTAGTCACAGTATTAGGCGACTTCGGAACATCAGGCTTGCCGATGCAAATCGTGTCACCATCGGAATCCAAACCACCAGCCACAGAACCAGTAGGACACGCACCTGGCGTAGTCGGAGCGGGAACGGTAGGCGCACTAGTTGGGTTTTCAGGCTCAGGCTCTTGACCCGCGCCAGCACCCGCAGTACAGGTGTTACCGGTTCGACTCATAGGAAGATAAGCAACATGAGGGTAATAGCCATTCTTAGCCCCCAACGGATCAATCCCATTCACTGGGGTAGGAGAACTCGCCGTAGGCTGATCCGGCTGCACCTCACAACCAGAGCTACAAAAAAATGCGTCATAAACATTATGAGAAACGCTGTACACCTGCGACGCAACAGCTGCCCCCTTCGATGGCCCAGTGAGCCAAGCCAAGGTAACCGGCGCGGTGCCAATCGAACCCGCAGTGCAAACCCGAGGAGGCACCGGCGCCTCGCACAGACCAGTAATCACGTTAAAAACTTGAGGAGAAACACACGTCCCCTCACGAACGACAGAGTGACCCAAGTCACGCTCCGGAGGGGCGGAGGTATACCCCCAACACTCAGCGCGCGCACCGTCACTAGAAATTGGCGCAGACGTAACAGTCGTAGAAGGCCCAATGATCGCGTACAACGCAACGCAGGCTTCCATGGGAGACGGATAACTACCGAAGCCCGGATTCCACGTAATAACCTGCGCAGACAACGCGCCGCTATACATGAGCGCCCATGCAGAAAGAAACGATATAAATAGTTTTTTCATTTTCGGAACAGTATCCAAAAACCGCCGCACGTCGCCAAGATCACAAACAAGCCAGCCATACCGACCTCCGAAAAGTTAAACAAAAAAAAGGGAGCCGAAGCCCCCTCCCCGGCCGCAGAAACGCCGATTAACGGATCACGCGGCGAACCCAGCTAAAAGCGGCGCAGGCCACCACCACGCCGATAATCAGCACGCCGGCCGCATTTACATCGGAAGTCGCCTGAGTCGTAGCAGCAGAAATGTCGATACCGCTACCCGCAGCAAAAGCCGAAACCGACATCGCCGCCAGCGCAACACCGGCGCCAATTTTCTTCAAGACTTTCTTGTTAACTTTCATTTGAAATACTCCCTTTAATTACATCGATAACGCCCCGAAAGGCCCAAGCAGCCGCCCACACGGAAATCAAACCCACCGAGAAGACACCACCATCCTCAGCCGACATCTGCAAAAAATTATTGCTGACATCAGCACCATTCTCGACAACGTACTGACACGTCGTCACATCTTGCACACTCGGATCAAAGCCCAGCAAATAGGAGCCGTCCGACTGCAACACAGCTTTGCCGCAAACGGCCATTACTCACCTGACCGAAAAACAAAAAAAACGCAAGCGCCGAAGCCGCAGCCGACAGCGAAAAGCAACGCGGAAATGACCAGCTCTTCCATCACACAGTCCCTCCCTCGTGCTTAATCATTTGACGCTCCTCATGCTCGTCAGCGTCAAACTGATCGTATGCCTCATCCGCTTCCCTGCGACTCGTCGCCCGAATGGCCGCACCAGAACTATCGACAAGGCCGCCCTCACGCTTAATCATGGCCTTCTCAGCACGGGCCTCATTGCGAAATTGGGCATACGCTTCCTTGGCCTCACGCTTCGCAAGCTCCTTACGCTCCTTAGCTGACTGCTCGATAACACGACGCACCCAACCAATCGCAGCCTGCGCAACGACCACGCCGATAATCAAGGGACCAACGTGCTGCACAGACGTGAGCGCAGCACCAATCGCAGGACCGAGAATCGACGTGAGAGGCATAAAGCAAACCTAAATTAAACGGGTTTAACAGCAGGCTGCACAGGAGCGGAAGCGGCCTTGACAACCCACGGATTAATCGAGAAAACCTTGCCTTCCACACGCTTGTTCTGGCCAATGCCGATTTCGAAATCGACCTCATAGTCGCCTGGGGGGGTATCTTTAAACTGCTCTGGCAACAGCAGCTCACCAACCAAAGGGACCGTATTGCCGTCCTTGTCACGACCGTGCACGATGCACTGAGCCATACGCATGTCGTAATCGTTACCCGTCTTTTTCGACCGGCCAGCATTGACAGCGATATGCAGAATTTGGATGCGAGCTTTCATGTATTTCTCCAGTTAGTCCGGCCCCTCGACCGGTTGCAATTAAGCACTTATGTGCTATCGTTTACGTCTGGGGTTACGTGACATGTAACCCGTTTTGTAGTTGAGATTATTAACCACGAACCGGGTTATTGCTAATTGGAAATTACTATGAATTATTCTGAATTGGTAGGAAAAGCACTAAAAGGCCGCTCAGTCACCTCTGTAGCGAAGCAATGGGGCGTAGCGCAAAGCACGATGGATAAGTGGGTTAAAGCTGAGCGTATGCCGGACTACAACACTGCCCTTCGCATCGCAAAGGAGGCTGACGTAGACCTAGCTACCGCTTTCGAAGTGATCGCAGAAGAGGAAAGAAATCACCGAGCGCGAAACTTCAAACTACAAATGGGTTTTGTACAAATCGAACTACTTCTATTCTTAGCGACCCTAGGAATTGCCCCGTTGATTTTATATTATGTAAAATAACGTGGACGTCATACCTCCCTGTGCAGCGCAATATCCGTCGGTCCAGGTGACCAGGCGCATATCATTCAGGCCACCATGTGTCCGTCGATCCCGAGCGTGTCCGTTTTGTCGGCTATAAGCTCAAGACTCGACTCCAGCACGCAGCTGGAGCGCGGCCGCAAAATACTCGGTAACGCGCCGTACGCGAGACGAAACCAACCGGCGCGTTGGCCAGATCAGGCTGACGTTCAGAGTTTCTTTCAGAAAATCATCAAGTACGGTGACGATATCAGGATGCCTCAGTTCGTCGACCAGAGACAAGCCGGTGAACAGGCCAATCCCGACACCGGCCAGCACCCCGGCCCGAATCGTTTCGGCACTGTTTGAGCTCAGATTGCCAGACACTGGAACGCTGTATTTTCCTTGTGGACCAGCAAAAGGCCACATTGCCGCATAGCTCGTCCCTTCATGCACCAGGCAATTATGATTGACGAGATCGGCAGGAGTCGCAGGGATGCCGTGCTGATCGAAATAGTGCCGCGCGCCGGCACACACAAGGCTGGACGTCGCCACATGCCGCGCAACCGCATCGAGTTCACTGATCGCGCCAACGCGGATGGCAAGGTCGATCCGATCATCGACCATATCGCGCATGGCGTCCGAAAGCACCAGATCCACCTTCAATCCGGGATAAAGGGACAACAGATCCGGAATCAACGGGAGGATGTGGAGACGGCCGAAGGTTGCAGCTGCAGCGATTCGGATTGAACCTGTCACATCCGACATGCGATTCATCAGCTCACGGTCTGCCGAATCCATCTCGTCGATTAGCGGCTTGGTGCGCTGGTAATAGCCCTGACCGTCGTCGGTGAGCGTGACGCTTCGGGTGCTGCGGTTGAACAACATCACCCCTAGCCTCCTTTCCAGCGAACCAATGGCTTTGCT